GGCTTGGCCGCTCGCTACAACGACCTCAGCGCCGCCAACGGCGTGAACATCGTGGACGCGGGCGGGGCGGATTCGGACAACACCTCGATCTGGCTCGTGGTGTGGGGTCCGAAGACGGCGCACTGCATCTACCCGAAGGGTTCTCAGGCCGGCCTGAAGATGGAAGACAAGGGCCAGGTCACGATCGAGAACGCGGACGGTAGCAACGGCCGCATGGAAGCGTATCGCACCCACTATCGGTGGGACTGCGGGTTTTCGCTCCGTGACTGGCGGTATGTCGTGCGCATCGCGAACATCGACGTCAGCGACCTGCGGACCCTCTCGGGCACGCAGGCAATCACTGCCTCGACCAGCATCCTCAAGCTGCTGATCGACGCGGTCGAGCTGCTTCCGTCGACGGGCGCGGGCCGCGCGGTGTTCTACGCCAACAAGACCGTCCGGGTGGCTCTCCGTAAGGCGATTCTCGACAAGATCGCGAACAACCTGACGTGGGAGACCTACAGCGGGAAGAAAGTCATCCAATACGACAACATCCCGTTCCGGCGTGTCGACGCGATCCTCAACACGGAGGATCCGGTCGTCTAATCGGTAGCGGGGTTCACGCCCCGCATCTGGAGACACGGAAACTCTCAACCATACGGAGAAACACCATGATTCTCGATGAAAGATGTGAATTCGCCGACGCGCTGGACTTGGCCCTTGCCCAGGGCACGCAGAACGTCGGTGATCAAATCCCTCTCGGCGTCGCTCGCGACGTCGGCGGGGTCGGCGACACCAGCAAGTTGACCGTCACGATCCAAGTCACCGAAGCGTTCACCAGCGGTGGTGCCGCGACGGTGGTGTTCCAGATCGTGTCGGACGATGTCGCCGCGATCGCAACGGACGGTTCGCAATCGGTTCACGCCCGCACGAAGGCGTTCTCGATTGCGGAACTGACCGATCTCGGCACGGAGATCCATCTCGATCTTCCGCCCGAGGCAAGTGCGGAGCCTTACGAGACGTTCCTCGGGGTTCAGGCGGTGGTGGCTGTTGCCGACCTCACGGCCGGCGCGGTCAATGCGTTCCTGAACCGCGACGCGGGCAACAACAAGGCTTACAGCTCGCCCTCGCAATACCTGTAATCGGCGCGAGTCGGTTGCATCAACAGCGCGGCGGCTCGCCGCCGTGCTGTTCTTCAAACCGATTAGCGGAGGAAACGATGAAGGTTATTGCACTGGAAGCGGGATACTACCGCGGGCGGCGCATCCGCGCCGGCGAGGAATTCGAGTTCGAGCCGCGCAAATCTGACGGCAAGCACCCGAGCTGGACGGCTCTCGCCACGCCCGAAGCGCACGCGAAGTTCGCGGCGGACGTGCGGGCGAAAGACAAGAAAGCATTCGATGCGCTCGTCGCTGCGGCCGGCCCGAAGCGCGTCGGCACGACCGGCGTTCGGCGCGTAAACACCGGGCTCGCGGACGCATCCCCGGAGCCCGGTAAACCGAAGGCAGTCACGCGCTGGCCCGTGACGAAGAACGAGGCCGATGTCGCGGGAGTGGACCCGGTCCAGCCCGCAGGCTTTAGCGATCTAGCATAAGGCCGCTTCGCTTTGCAAACGCGAGGGGCCGTCTTACCCACGGCCCCTCTTTACTTGGAGTAGAGCATGGCGTCCAAAGTCGATATTTGCAACCTGGCCCTGAGCCATATCGCCCAGGGCACCGTGATCACCGCGATCGAGCCCGAGCCGGATGGCTCGTTCCCCGCCGAAGTCTGCTCGCAGCAATACCCGATCGCGCGCGACATCCTCCTGGAGATGGCCGCATGGCGGTTCGCGACCACGCGGGTCGCGCTCGCGGAAGTCGAGCATGAACACACGCAATGGCGGTTCGCCTACACGCTCCCGGCGGATATCATCCGCCCGCTCGCGGTCCTGGCGCCGGAAGCGCTCGACGATAGCGCCACCGAGCGCTACACGATCGAGCTGGATCAACTGACCGAGACGCAGAGGATCTACACGAACATCGATCAGGCCACGCTCAGATTCATCGTGCGCGTGGATGATCCGAACCAATACACCGGCCTTTTCATCCAGGCACTGAGCTGGCTGCTCGCACATTTCATCGCCGGCCCGATCACTAAAAAGACGACGGTGATCGAGAGCTGCTACAAGACCTTCCTCACGCACTTCCAGCTCGCGGCCGGGCACGGGGCGTCCAGCTCGGACGACAGCTCTTACAAGTCGCACATGCCCTCGGCGATGCACGCGCGCGGGGCGCTCTCGCAACCGTTCGGTATCGGACCGACCGCCGGCAACAACATCGGGCTCTTGCCCGATGGCCTGATCGATCGCGACGGGAATATATAAGCGATGCCAACCCCGCTGGTCAGACATTTCGCGGGCGGTGAGGTCACGCCCGAACTGTTCGGTCGGTTCGATCTCGCGAAGCAGCAGACCGGGCTCGCGCTCTGTCAGAACTTCGAGATCCTGCCGCACGGGATCGCGGAGTCGCGCGCCGGATTCGAATTCATGCGCATCGAGAACGAATGTGAACTGGCCGAGTTCTCGGTTAGCGCGAACGAAAATTACCCGCTCTCGCTCTGTCCCGGAGAGATCTGCATCATCGGCGCGGAGAAGTCCGGCACGTTTCAATGGGAGCCGCCGTCCTCCCCAGGTGCGATCACGATCGATGGGTTCGTGCCGGAGGTGGGAAGCTCGATCAACGTCCTGACGGTCGACATCTCGGGATTGTCGGCGCTCAACACCGGAATCTTTGTCCGGCGCGGCACGGACACGGGCCTATCGGATATCGGCCAGTTTGGTCCGCCGATAGATATTGGTTCGGTCCTCTACCTGGAAAACGTGGACAACGACAACCCCGAATTCGCCAGCATTTTCGAAGGAAAACTCGTTCGGATTTCGGACATCGTGGTGATGGATCTCGGCACCGGACCCGAGAACGTATACATCATCACCGATCTGCATGGGCACGGTTTCGATGTTTCATATCTTGTCACGCAAGACGACGCGATCGTCAACTTCGGGTCCGGACAGACGGAAACGGATTGCTCGGTCGCGATCGGACCGATCATCAATGAACTGACGAACCGTCCGTTCAGGATAGGCTCGGTCATTCCCGCCGTCCTGGGCGGGAACGCGTATACCCTGCTCGATGCGCTCGGCAACCCGTTCGATACGAGCGGCTACACACAAGCAGAGCTGGACGCGCTCGCGGGGACCGTGACCCAAGACATCTGCATTGAGACAGGCTACACGCAATCCGAACTGTCCGAGCTGGTGATCACACAAACGGAAGACGTTCTCACGATCACGCACGAGAACCACGCGCCCGCGGAGCTACGCCGGATCAGCCCGACCGAATGGGAATACTCTTTCATTGAGTTCTTGCCGACGATCGCGACCCCGAACGCGCCCACAGTCTCGTTGAATAATCCCGTCGGTCCGGTCGTGACGACGTTCTATAAGGCGACCGCGGTCGCGGAAGAAACTCTCGAAGAGTCGCTGCCGTCCGCGTTCCTGCAGGTCAACATCGGCGTGACGCAAGCGGGCGGGTTTGTGGATATCCAGATGCCGAACCCGGCCGGCGCAATTCGCGTGAACCTCTATAAGCTCCGGAACGGGCTCTATATGTTCGCCGGGCAGACCGTGCCGGGCGGGATCATCCGTGACGACAATATCGATCCGGATCCCGACAAGACCGCGCCGTTCCTCGTGAACCCGTTCGTCGGCGATGGGAATTTTCCGGCGGTGAACGGGAACTTCGAGAACCGCCGCGTATTCGCGGCGACCCGCAACCGCCCGCAATCCTATTGGATGACCGCGAGCAATTCCGCATCGAACCTGAGCTACTCGATCCCGAGCCAGGACGACGACGCGATCAACGGCACGCTTCGTAGCCGCCGTAAGGCCCGGATCCGCCATGTTCTCCCGCTCGGGAATCTGGTTTTCCTCACAGACGGCAGCGAATGGAAATTCTCGACGGTTGACAACGAGCCGCTCACTCCGAGCAACGCGTTCCCGAAACAGGACAGCGAAGAGGGTTGCGTCACCGTCCGTCCGATCGTGTCCGACAACACCGCGATCTTTGTTCCGTTCAGTGGGACACAGATCCGGCGGCTCGAATACAAGTGGCAGAAGAACGCGCTCACGGTCGAAGACATCACCGTGCTCGCACCGCACCTGTTCAAGGGCAGAACGATCGTAAGCCTCGCCTACCAACGCGCGCCCTACCGCGCGATCTGGGCAGTGCGCGATGATGGCGTCCTGCTCTGCGCGACCTATCATCCCGAGCACGATGTGCTCGCGTGGCATCGACACGTCACCGACGGCGAGTTCGAATCGGTGACCTGCGTCAAAGAGGGGCGCGAGTATGCCCTATACGCGGTCATTCGACGCGACATCAATGGCACGTCCGTTCGTTACCTGGAGCGGAAGCGCTCGCGATTTTTCGAGAGCCTGGAGGATTCGTTCTGCGTGGACTCCGGTAAGACGTATGACGGACCGGCGACCACCGAGATCTACGGCGCCTCTCACCTGATCGGCGAAGAGGTCGCGATCCTCGCGGACGGCCAAGTTCACCCGAGCCGGGTCGTGGACGAGGAAGGGCATTTCACACTCGACTTCGAGGCGTCCGTGGTGCATTTCGGGCTCCCCTACAGGTGCCGGCTGCAGACGATCCCGCCCGCGCTCGAAGGCGTGGAAGGGTTCGGGCAGCACTACGAAAAGAATGTGGATAAGGTTCACGTGCGACTCCACGAGACGGTAATAGTCAAGGCCGGCCCGAACTTCGATACCATGCGCGAGATCGCCGAGCGCGATGGCGAAGATTGGGACGAGCCGGCGCAACCGAAAAGCAAGATCGTCGAGATCCCGGTCGACCCCGAGTGGAACGTCGCCGGCCAGGTATGCGTTGAGCAAGATCTGCCCCTGCCCGCGACCGTGCTCGGGCTCGTGATCGAGATGGCATCGGAAGGAACCAAATAATGGCAACCGCTATGACACCCCAACAGATGGGCGATGTCGGGCTCTATTCGAGCGCGGCCGGCGCCGGGATCAAAGCCTACGGCGCCTACCTGAACGCGCGCGGCGAGAAGCTCAGCTACGAATACAACGCCAAGCTCTACGACCTGGCCGCACGCAACGAAGAGATCCGGGCGGCTGAACGCCAGGAGGCGGGGTTCGATCAGCTATTCAAGCTCCGCGTCGCGCAGCATCAGACCGAAGGATCCCTGAAGGCACGAATCGCCGCGCGCGGGGGCGCGCTCGAAGGCTCACACCTGGCGCAACTCCGGAGCGTGAAGTGGGTGAGCGATCTCGACGCCAAAACCCTGCAGTCGAACACCGATCGGGCCGTGTATGCTATCCGCGCGAACGCACGAGCCCAGGCCGCTAAGGGGGCCGGCGAGCGCCTGAAGGCTTCTCAGGTCTCGCCCGAACTGACCGGGTTTACGTCGCTGATCTCGGACGCGGCCGGGCTCTCGAAGCAATGGTATCGCTTGAACCCACAGGTGCCGGGACGCGAGCCCGAGCTGACCCGGCATCAACAAGGTGAGGATTAACCGATGCCACGCGTGATCGTTCCACAAGTTGAACCTCAGGTTTCCTCCGAGATCGCGGTCCCGTCGATCGGCGGCCGGGAAGCGTTCGGGGGTATTGCTGGCCGGCAAACTCAGGCGGCCGCTGAAGCCACGCAGCGCCTCGGCGGGACGATGGTCGACATCGCCGTCGAGCTGCAGGATCAGGAAGACACGCAGCGCGTGCTCGATGCGGATACGGCCTACAAGCAGACCGCGATGGAGCGCGGGCGGGCCGCCGAGCAGATCGCGGGAGCGGACGCGCGCGGGATCGCCGCGAAAGAATCAGAAGCGCTCGCAAAGCGGCGCGAGGAGATCGCCGAGAAGTTGACCCCGCGGCAGCGGCTCGCGTTCCTGAACCGGAGCGACAGCACCACCGCGCAGTTCACGGACAAGCTCGCGCGGCACGAGTTCACCGAGAACAAAAAGGCGCTCGTGAACAGCACGGTCGCGTCCGTGAACACGGACATCGCCGCGTCCGCCTCGAATCCGCTCGACGTATCGATGCACGCGCGCTCGCGCGCGAACATCCGCCAGGCAGCCGAGATCCTCGCGAAAGAGAGCGGCTGGACGAAAGAGGTCAAGGACGAGTGGATCCGCCAGAACGACACCAAGCTGCATGTCGAGGTGATCGAGAACCTCGCGAACGGTCCCGGCGGCGGCCCGGTCGCGAAGGCATACTTCGAAGCCAATAAGAAAGAGATCGACGGCACGAAGCACGACGATATCCAGAAGATGCTGAAGACCAGCGTCTCGCGCGACATCGGACTCCAATACGTCGACGGCGTTCAGGGCCAGATCATGAAGTTCGAAGAGAACACGTTCGAGGATGGCGCGAACGAGCTGCGCAAAGATCTGCGCGAGAAGCTCAAGGATCCGGCCGAGCGCGACTACGCCGAGCGCGAGCTGAATCAGCGCCTGACCGAGCGCATGAAGCAGATCAAGGATGTGCAGCGCCAGGCCAGTGACGCGGCCTACTCGATCTTCGAGAACACCCGCAGCTATGCGAAGATCCCGCCGTCGGTGCTGGAGGCGATGGACCCGAAAGAGCGGAACGTCCTGCGCCGGATGGCAGACGTGGACGCGCGCGCGGACAAGGTCAAGACCGATCAGGGTGTGTTCGCGGAGCTGTATCACATGAGCGACCCGAACAAGCCGGAGCTTTACGCTCAGTTCCAGAAGATCAACATCCCGAAGCAATACGGGGACAAACTCTCGCCCGAAGACATCCAGGAGCTGGTGAAGCGGCAGCAGCGCGACCCGAAGACTTCGCCGAATGCCGCCTCGATCGAGCAGTTGATGAATATCGCGATCGCCGACATGGGCCTGTCCGGGACCGGGGACAAGGACCGGGCCG